GCTGATATAGAATATCTCGCACGCTCCAGCCGTTAAAGGTTTTTCCCGTCAAAGTAAAAGTATTATTTTTGAGTGTGATAAGGTCACCGATATATTTCGTTGTTTCTGTCGGCGCAGTACCTGTTGCACTGCTATCCCCCTTGTCATAGGTCACTGTATAAGTTGTTTCCTCTGCTGTTTTCAAGGCGACATTGATAGCTTCCACAAGCCACCGTTTAGAAATTTCGCTGGCGGTGGTTAGATTCATTTGTTCCGCAACCGGTCCATTACCGTCAGCTCATCGGCTGTGGTGTCTATCTCATAACCAGGGGTTTTTTTAAAATAATAGGTGTCAGCGCCGGCAGGCATTGCCGCGGCACCGTTTATAAAATCCACACCATAATCACAATAATGACTTTCGTTTTGCGAATAAATTCTAGGCATGTTTATCCTCCTTACTGTATTTTAATTTTGGTGAATTTACCAGCGGCCCTGGTTGCCTTCAAAACCACAGCAGTCACCATTTCAACTTCACCCAATTTCACGGCGCCGGGGTCAGCCCAGTTAGGCAGGTATGTTTGTACAACGTTGGAGCCCTTAGGGCTTACACAGTGCACACCGTCAAGGCCTATCCTCACGGCATAGATTGACGTTTCACCCTGTGCATTGACGGGGATTATTGGGTTAGAGGTGCCGGGTTTGTCACCAAGCGCTACAAGCTGGGTTGCTCCCCAGTGGGTTATCTCGTTCCCAAATTCATTCTTGCTAATCTTAATTTGTGTCGACCGGTCAGCGATCGCTTGAAAAACGGCTAGCATTTCTCTGTTTACCAAAAAGGCATTAGGCGTTCCATCAAGCTTAGCCATCCAGCGTCTTAATCCATCGAGGAAAGTTTGCCAATTCGTTCCAACATTTGCAGCCGTCGAAAGGTCGATGGCAGCCAACGGTGCTATTTCCGTTGAAGTGCCTGTCAGGGCTTTGTTGAGTCCGTCAAAGGCCAGTATATCGTTAGCAGTATCCCCATTGATTACAGTGTCGCTAAACAGCGCCTTGGCAGCATTGATTTTCTGTCCGAGCTGAAAGGTTACCTCGTCGATGATGCCAGGCGTATCCAATTGAACTACCCGGTCGATTTCAAATGAACCGCCCAAAATAGCAAGATTGGCCACATATTGTGTGGTTTCAGCTTCTGCTGCCACATACGGGGTGTTGAGTGCTCGAAAGGCCGCCGTTCCATAAGTCGTTACGCGGTCGTATAAGTATCGCAAAGATGAGCCCCGGCCCTGAGGTGCCACGCAATCGTCGAAAATCATCAGATTCAAAAGGTCATCCTTCCGAAACTCGTCGATAATTCCCTGATATAGTTTATCTTGCACAAAATTGCGCGCTTGCGCTAAAGTTACAGCCATATTTTATTCCTTCTTTCTTTTTTTATTTTTTTGTCGCCCCGGCCAAAGAGGATTGGATGGACGCCATTACAGCGGAGCGCAGATCGCCCGGCGTTTCAGTTGCTCCTGGCTTACCTTGCTCGCCGCCTGCTCCGATTCGGAAGCCTGCGGGCGTTCCGGTTTCCGTCTCCTTTTCCGGGACAAAAAGAAAAGCCTTAGTTTCCTTTAAGGCTTTTACCTGGTCATTAAGACCAGATTTTATGTTTCCTGAGTCATCAATTTCCAGTTTTGTTATGTCAATGAGTTTGCTTGCTAGATCCACGTCGTGCACCTTGCCGCCTAAGGCGACTTTAAGCGCAGAGTTGATGCTAATTTCTTTCTGTTTCGCCTTCGCTTCTGCCAGCTCTTTTTCGTGTGTCGTTTTCAAATCGGTAATTTGTTTTTGAAATTCCTCGGTACTTTTTGCATTTTTCGTTAGTTCATCAAGTTTCGCGTTGTATTCTTTCACCTTAGCTTCATATGCGTTTTTAGCATTGTTTACCTCATCGAACCTTGCCTTGGGGATATAACCCAGGAGTTCGTCGGCCGATGCTTTCGCCACTTTTTCAGCGGTTGTTTCATCAAGGCCCAGTTTTATTAAATCTTCTTTTTTCATGTTTTAAATTTTCCTTTCAAATTACGCTTTTTAACGTGGGTATCGTCCACGGATTCGTCTTGTTCTTTTACGCCTGCAATACCAAAAAGGCGGTATGAAAAACACCTATCATTATGATAAGTGTTTATTCTGACATACTTGTCGGCGCTTATGATATGACCCGCTCTCGCTCTACCTTGTCGGAGTTTTGACAAATATTTCCATGTCATACTTAAGGTTACGCCATCTGCCATCCGGATCCATTTTAAAGCTAGGTTTTTCTCGCCAGTAGTGTGGTCTGTATAAGCCAGGACCTTCACGCACCAACGCCAGGCGTCGTCCCTGCCACTCGCGGACCTTGTACGCAGCCCTTCGGCGTTCAGCTTCGGATACTGCCCCCATTTCTCGGCGTTTCCAGGCTCTTATATGCCGTTCCATGTATCGTTGTTTTTGCTCACGCTCGTAAAGCGCGTGCTGTTCCGCTGTTTTCGGAGGTACATAGTCAGGCTTTGGCGGGACCTTGTCAATCCCGGGGTAAAACATAAGTTTGTTGTGCCGGCAATTGTAATGAAAAAGGCCCGCAGCTATTGCGGTGCTAAGTAGCTCGTGTTTTCCGTCGGGCTTCCCGTCCTGATAAACATCATCAATTAAAACACGTCCCTGCCATGGAGTGCATAGCGGGCAGCTGGAAGCGTGGACCGTGATATATACATACGGGCTCCCGGCCTGCCCCGAGGCTTCACCTTGTGCGATAAACATTGATTCCTGGCTCCATTCCTTTGTATCAGATTCTAATTTGCTGACAAGATTCATATTTTTGCCGTCCTTCGTTAGCCCGGCAGATACCCCCGTACCCAGAAAAGAAGCCCCCGCTATATCTATAGCCTGGTTAAGCGTTTGAGCGGCTTTGCTGGTGCGCTTAACTCCGGAGACTGTCGCCAGAAATTGTTTTTCCACCTGCCTTTGTGCATTTCCGAAAGCTTCGCCAAGCTTACTGCTTACTTCTTTCGTTAACCCTGTAGTTTTTTTACTTTTATTAAAATTAGGAACATCACCTTTATTTCCCTGTGTATCCCTATGGTGGCGTTTTACTGTCTCCCGGATACTTTCTATCCCGTACCCGTATGACTCTTTAAGGTTGGCTTGTATAACCTTTCTGGTGGGTGTTATAAACGATTTAATAATATCGGCCGTTTCCTTGCGGTAATTTGAGTATTTTTTAAGCTGTTCCTTTTGCCAAGTCCGGATATTAATCTCTGCAATCGGGGGGTCCCTTTTTGAGTTTAAAAAAAAATTATGATAGTTCTTAATCAGGTTGTTTTCGAGGGTTTCAAGAAGCCGCCGGATTTCCTTCCCGTTTGATATGCCGGTCTTATCTATCACGCTGCCTTACCCTCCTTTTCTTTTTCCTTTTCTTCATCCGGTTCCCCCTTAAAGACAATGTCATCTGTCGGCGGTTTCTGGTCATCGGCATCGTCTATCCCCGGAAAATCGAAGTCAAGATGTCCGGCGCCGAATTGTTCTTTAAGGCGGCTTACTTCCTCTTCTTTTTCCTCATCCGTTAGTGTGTTTCCATAAAGCTGCTCGACGCACATTTCGAAGCTCATTATTTGGTTCATACGTGCCTTGCCGATTGTGTCGATAGTCGCATCAAAGCTTGGATTAGCATACTCGCCGAAGGTTATCGTTGCTTCGTAGTCACCTGGCGCCTTACCATACATAGTGTCATAAGTCTTAAGTATTGCGCTTACCACCTCAGGGATAACCGCAGTTAAAGCCGTAATAATCTTGTTACGAGTGTATAGTGTTGCCTTTTCTTTTTCGCGCTGCGCTTCTGAATTATCAAGTTTTTTAACATCGATCCCTAAAGTCGATGGGGATATCACACCCATGAGGCACATATCAAGGAATTGGATATAGCTCATCAGAAATTTTTCAGCCGCTATTTCCGGTTGCACATGGGTAGGTTTAATATCCGCATCCTCCTCCATCGGCCGGGCAATTGTATGAAACTGGTTTGTTATCGGATTCAATGGTGCTTTGTTCCCCTGCTGGTCGCGGGGGATAAGGTCCTCGGGGATAAATTTATTAGCACGGCCAAGCCTGATGGCGTCAAGCCATTGAGATACGATTTCATCCAAACCATCGAAGGCATCATACTTACCATCAAGAAGCGGCTGACCGCGGTGTTTGTACTTGGATGACTTGAAAATCGAAAGCGGTATAGCCATCATGTAATCCCCTGGAAATTCCACATCAGTAAGTTCCTTGGTTTCCTCGAGAAGTGTAAGCGGTGCTTCCACTTCCTCCGAGTCTGTCAGCACATGA